AAATCGTATACTAAACCAGGAGTTATACCAGAAATGGTAGGACTATCTTGGTCTATAGTTCCATTAAATTCGATTTGGATGACTAATAAATATTGGCCAACTAAAGGAAATTGAATAGCACTATTTGTAACGGTTACAGGGAGATTACCTTCATCTTCATTAAGTGAAGGTTGTACCGACTTCGTGAATGGAGCAGTAGGAAGTGCATTTACATCGCCAACACCAGTCAATTCAGATCTAAATTTGCGTGTTAAGTCGATAGGCTTATCAGAAATTTCAGATGATTGTGGTGTTTGGAGCTCGACTTCATAGGAGACATATAATTCTCCTGCAAGTCCGATGTTTGCACTACTTGAGTAAGCTAAATAGAAATTTGCAACATCATAATTTTGCAATGTTTCTCTTACACCAAGTGGCTGTCCATTTCTTACATACTTTTCTTTTGCGAACTTTTTCAAATCTTTTTGATCAGCTGAACAACACATGTTATTCCAAACTTGTGTCCTAGTTGAATTATGATATTGCATCATTTTCATTTTACTAGGCGGAGCAGGATCATTAGGATCATAATCAAGAGCCATCATTATTGATGCTTGAGAAGAAGTTGAGGAAGTAGTTTCAAATTCATAAACTAATTTCCGAAAAGTGTAAGATTCATAATTCTGAGCAATTTTGTATAACCAGGGAAAAGAATTATCAATTCCAGGGTTAACAGGTAAAGTTTGGTATAAAGTAAAGTCACTAGATTGTTCAATTCTAATATCTGAAATGAACTCTCTATGTCTTACTACAACAGAACCATCTGATTTTGTTGTAGACTTCATACTAGCTTGCTTGTTGACAAAATTGTTAGAAAGCGAAGTTGGGGAATATACAGATGATATATTCCGGTTGTTATTATTATTATTATTATTCTTTGGTTTTTTGTTCTTTTTTTGAGAACGATTTTGTGTAAGTTTGTTTTGGCTCCCTTGAACACGCGGAGCACCTTGTTGTTTATTTTTATTAATCAAAAATAGGAATAAAAGACAGATTAAGACTTTTATAACAGGAGTTTTATGTCATCTCGGACCAACAAGGTTAAAACAAATAGATTTAACACAAAATATCAGGATACTTATATTCAATACTATCTTTAATTTTAGCATAGATATAACCATCCACCAAAGAATAACCATATAGCTCATCATCAGACCATTTAATTGGAGCATGTTTATCAACATGTTTCCGAGGTATCATCTTAAATTTCATATCTTCCATTAAACAGAAGTTAGAATTTTGAAGAGTTTGAGAAGAATTACTTCTTTTCATCCTACGATGATACTTCAATAAAGGACCTATTAGTGGTTCCTTGGTCTTAAATTCATATGTACTCTCCTTATTTAACATTCTATTACTACTCTCGGCCTTTGAGATGAATCCAAAAGATCCATCATAAGTGAAGCTGCTTTTAGCAACACACCTTTGGTAGTTAGTGATATGTACATGAGGACGTACTTCAGGATACAGATAACAACCTAAACCTCCAAGAGATTCAGGTATGAACATATTAATATACTTATGTTCTTTTATCATATCCAAATTATAATATATGAATTTATTATGAGCTAATAACTTGTTATTAGATCCTGCTAATACTTTATCATATGCCACTCTAAGGTTTACTAGTTTATCATAAGCACCAAGCTTTGATTGTCCAGTAAGTAACCCGGTATTGTAGTAACGAATTTCTCTAAATTCGGTACCATTATAACTGAAGAGTTGACTATTGATAGTTAAGTATTTTGAATGAATGTAGTTTTTTCCTATTGAAAGTTGAAATCCTACAGATGCAATTTCTTGCTTCCAGATTTCATAATGTTCACTATTGCTTCTAAAAAGGATATCATCACCATTGATTAATACAGGTAGTTCTTGAAAATTAAAAGAACGATTAGTATATTTCTCAATGGATATCCAATAACAAAGAAGATTAGCTAGACATAGAATAGGAAAAGAGAGAGTAGAACCCATAAGTTGACCATTTCTTTGTTCAACTTTAGTTCCATCGGGATATCTGATACTTTGTTCATAAAGAACATTTCTTAGGATATCTTTCTTACATTCATCAAGAGCAGATCTATGAAGAAAAGATTCAAAAATTAATTTTGTTACATTAATAGACAAATTGTCAGTAGCAGCAGAATAATCTCCAGATACAAAATGAGTTAAATCATTTAATCCAGAAATTTTTTCACGCTCTATAAGATTGTACAAGTGTTCTTCTCTAAGAGGTTCACCTATGATCTTAAACTGTTCAAATTGTACTAAATGTTTCCACAGAACTTTCTGATAAAATCTTGAAAAAGCATATGCATAAGAATTTCCTTTAGTAACCATTCTAACTTTGAGTGGTTCTAATATAGCTTGGACTTTAACCCTTTTGTGGTTATAAGTTTGCGCTAAACCAGCAATCTTGTCGATTGTCGGTATAGGAATTCCATATACATATGTAACTTTTCCCTTCCACTCATAAGCTATTAATAGTTCATGTTTGAAGACAGATGGAATTCCATCTTCGTGGTTGAGAAGTTGATTTTCAAGTATATAAGAAAGTCCTCCACCATCACCTCTGGATTTTTCAAAGGTGGCCCCACCAGATACTTGTAAAAGTACTGGATGACTGGAGTCGTAAGAATCAAGACCTGAAGAGAAATTAAAACTCTTCTCGATATGACTTATGGTGGGAACAAATGTAGTTGGTTTTCCAAGTGCTTGCTGATGTTTTTTGTAAGATAAATCTATGAAAGATTTTTCAGCTTGCTCACATCCTCTCTTAATACCTTGCAACCAAGACCACCAAAAGTGGACTTGTTTATGATGAGGTGAGAGGGTTCTCTTTATTAACATACTTCTTATTTTACCGGTAAACAGCCAAGGATTTTGACTTGGAGCTACCTCAATTTCTTGTGAAAGAGTTTTCGCATAGGGATACGCAGTAAAATATTTAGCTTGCTTAATGAAATCTACATAATCCAGGTGGATAGTAGATCTAAAGAGAGAAAACCAATTATATAATGTAACATGATAAAAAAACTTTTCATAATGTTGGTTAATAACTTCCAACGTAGCTCGCAAGAGCTTTAATGAATGTAAAGGATTTTTATCAAATAATAAATGAATCTTATTCTTTTTATTATATGTAACGTGCACCGGAGTTAGTATATTGATCATTTCTTTCAAGGATACCTTTGTATCAGCTAGGAAATAGTTATCAATAAGTATACTATACTCATGTTCCGTACGGCTTGTACGAACGCGGTTAATCAACAGATTTATCAGTGGTAACACATGATACTTATGATCCAACAAACTTGAAGAAGTTTGTGAG